AAATAGAAATAAGGAGATAGCAACCTCCTTTATAAAAGTTCTGTTTTAATTTTTAAAACAGGAGCTAACATGTCGAATTTACCAGTCGATAGAGACAAAAATTACATGAGAGAAATGTGGGGAACCACTAAACTGATTACTGATTATGATACTACACCACCAAAACGAGTGATTCAAGAGGTCATGAACGATTTGGCACCACGTCATGACCTGAAAAAGCAGACTGAATTGCACGAAAAAATTCGCAATGACGAAGATTATGATGATTGGTCATATGGAACAGAACCAGCATACGGATCTCCTTGGGCATAGGTATAAATAAAGCAAGAAAACTATCGTCCAATGGAAGTCAAACGGGTTTCAAGAGCATTTAAGGACATTAGTCTGTCTTTTGATCCACATCCCGTGACAAAAGACCTTCCCATTTTGAAGAATGAGAGTGCAATTAGTCGCTCAATTCGCAATTTGGTTCAAACAATCCCAACTGAAAAGTTTTTTCAACCCGATGTAGGGTCTGATGTCGTTAAAAGTTTGTTTGATTTCGTAGATTTTGCGACTGCATCAGTAATTCAAGAGCAAATTTTGACCACAATTCGTAATTATGAACCAAGAGTCACAAATGTAAAGGTCGAAGTCGATCCAAGACCTGATGATAACTCTTTTGAAGTACAGGTCATCTTCGATATTATTGGACAACAGTTTCCGACACAAGAATTCTCGTTCATATTAGAGGCAACAAGATAAAATGCCTTTTACCAAATTTACCAATTTAGATTTTGACCAAATTAGGACCTCTATCAAGGACTATCTCCGTGCGAACTCAAGTTTCACGGACTTTGACTTTGAGGGGTCCAATTTTTCAATCTTAATTGATACTCTAGCGTATAACACATATATTACAGCGTTTAACTCAAACATGATTGTTAACGAGTCTTTCTTAGACTCTGCGACACTCAGAGAAAATGTTGTGTCGTTGGCAAGAAATATTGGTTACGTACCCCGCTCTAAAAGCGCCTCTAAGGCACAGGTAATAATTAAAGTACCAACTACCTCAACAAGTGCCACAGCAACTCTACAGGCGGGTCTGGTGTGCGTTGGGACGAAGGATGACACGTCTTATGTCTTCTCTCTTCCAGAAAACGTAACGACCACTATCAGTGGTGGATTTGCCACCTTCGGAACCACCACATCTCCAATTGAGATTTATCAGGGAACGTTTCTTAAGAAGCAATTTACAGTTGATGGATCATTGGATCAAAGATTTGTCTTAGACAACTCTTCAATTGATACTTCTACACTTGTTGTTCATGTTAAAGGTCCAAGTGATACGGGTATTGGTAGAGAATATTCAAGAATAGACAATATTGTTGGAGTCACAACAACTTCTGAAACATATTTGATTCAGGAAGTGCAGGATGAGAAGTATGAATTACTTTTCGGTGATGGATTCTTTGGTAAAAAATTACAAAACTCAAGTGTAATTACGGCAACCTATGTCGTCACAGATGGAAAAGAGGGTGACGGAGCATCATCATTCACCTATGCTGGTTCACTTCGTAACTCTGATGACAATCTATTTTTACCAAGTGATTCTGTAACTATCACTACAGTTCAAAAAGCATCAAACGGTGGTGATATTGAACCAATTGCATCGGTAAAATACTTTGCTCCTCGTCTATATGCTTCACAATATCGTGCAGTGACTCCTAGAGATTATGAAGCAATTATACAGCAGATTTATACAAACACAGAATCTGTCTCTGTTGTTGGTGGTGAAGAATTAAATCCACCTAGATTTGGAACGGTTTATATCAGTATCAAACCTAAGAACGGTGATTACTTATCAGACTTTGATAAAGAATTCATTCTTTCAAAATTAAAGCAGTATTCCGTTAGTGGAATCAATCAGCAGATTATTGATCTTAAAGTTCTTTATGTTGAAATTGACTCTGCAATTTACTACAATCCTTCACAAGTAACTGGTGCGAATAATTTAAAGAGTTCAGTTATTACTGCACTGAATGAATATTCACAATCAGTTGATATGAATAAGTTTGGTGGTAGATTTAAGTACAGTAAAGTATTACAAGTAATCGATAATACAGATAGAGCAATTACATCTAACATTACAAAAATTAGAATTAGAAGGAATTTAAAGGCTTCTTTAAATAGACCTGTCCAATATGAGTTATGTTTTGGAAATGCTTTCCATATTAATCCAGAAGGTTTGAATATTAAGAGTACTGGATTTACAATTTCTGGAAGTACAGATACTGTATATCTAACGGATAAACCTTTTAAAGATTCTACTGGAAAGAAACTTGATGGAAGTAAAAAAGGTAGTATTTCTATTGTTAGAAAGTCTGCAGATGGTCTGTATATGGATGTGATTGTTTCTGCAGGAACAGTTAATTATGCTACTGGAGAGATTATTCTTGGTCCTGTCAATGTAACATCTACATCAAAAGAAAACAATGTGATTGAGGTTCAGGCGTTCCCAGAATCAAATGATATTGTTGGTCTTACTGATTTGTATTTAAGTTTTAGCGTTGCTGATAGTGAAATAAATATGCTTAAGGACGTGATATCTTCTGGAGAAAATATTTCCGGAGTAACATTTACTAAAGATTACTATACTTCAAGTTATTCTAACGGGGATTTAGAGAGGAAATAGAATATGATCGAAACTGGGTTTGATAGAAGAGTTAAAGTCCAGCAAATTATTGACAATCAACTTCCAGAGTTTTTACTATCAGAATCTCCAAAAACATCTGAGTTTTTAAAACAGTATTATATTTCTCAGGAGTATCAAGGTGGTCCAGTTGATCTTGCAGACAATTTAGACCAATATTTAAAATTAGATAACTTAACTCCAGAAGTAGTTAAAGGATATACTACACTATCTTCTGGTATTTCATCAACTTCATCTACTGTTGTAGTTACAACTACAAAAGGGTTTCCATCAGAGTATGGACTTTTTAAAATCAATGATGAAATTATTACCTATACAGGAGTAACCACAAATTCTTTTACTGGTTGTGTAAGAGGATTCAGTGGTATCACCACCTATCAGAGTGCTCTAAATCCCTCCGAACTTACTTTCTCTACCTCTAAAGCAGGAATCCATACCGCTGGCGCTACTGTACAAAATTTAAGTGCGCTATTCTTACAAGAGTTTTATAAGAAAGTAAGATATAGTTTATCTCCAGGATTAGAAAACGTAGCGTTTACTAATAATTTAGATGTAAGCAATTTTATTAAAGAATCTAGAAGTTTTTATGCTTCTAAAGGTACAGAAGAGTCGTTTAAAATTTTGTTCAAAGTTCTCTATGGGGAGAACATTAAAGTTGTAGATTTAGAAGATTATTTAATTAAACCTTCCTTTGCCAAGTTCTTAAGAAGACAAGTAATTACTGCTGAAAAAGTATCTGGAGATCCAGCAAAGTTAGTTGGTCAAACAATTAGAAAGTCTACAGATTTAACAACACAAGGATCGGTATCTGAAGTTGAAATTATTAGTAGGTCTGGAAGAACATATTATAAAATTTCTCTATTCATTGGATATGATGATAGTAACCTAACAGAGGGTGAGTTTAATATTAGTCCAAAAACAAAAGTAATTGATACGGTATCTGTTGGATCGTCAATTATTACCGTAGATTCTACAATTGGATTTGGAAATACTGGCACTCTGGTCTCTGGAAATAATATAATTTCTTACACAGATAAAAGTGTCAACCAATTTTTTGGATGTAAAGATGTAACTTCTGTCATTTCAAAAGCATCTGCTATTCGTTCAAACGAAGTTGTTTTCGGATATGAAAACGGAGATAAATCCAAAAAGGTAGAATTATTAATTACTGGCGTATTGTCAGAATTTTATGGTCCCGATTTGATGGGGATTGTTGAAAATGAAAAGATTACGGTTAAGAATCTAGGAAGAGTTATTGATAACCCTTCAACTAACAAATCATATACAGAGATTTTTGCAAACTCTTGGATCTATAACACAAGTTCAAGATATTACATAAGTGCTTTTAGTGGATCAACTCTTACACTTTTAAGTCCTATTGATAAGTCTAGTTTAAAAGTAGGGGACACTGTTGAAATTGTTGTCAGAGGAACTCAAAATGTTGCTTATTCGGGAGCAATTGTACAAACAGTTAACACAACAACTAATCAAATTATTTTATCTTCCTTAACTGGATTTTCTCCATCGGTATCTCTTGATTATGATGTAAGAAGAACTTTAAACAAAGCTACAAGTAGTGGTGCTGCAATTAAATATGGAAATGGTAAAGTTGTTTCTGATATACAAAATTTATATGTTGATGACGCAGAAGAATACGCATATGTAGCTTCTAATTCTTTACCATCTTATGGAATAACAAAAAATATAACTTTATCTGAGATACCAGAGGCAACAGGTACTAAATCTGCCTCTTCAACGACGGGATATCTGCAGGGATTTAATTCCACAACTTTAAAATTCTCGATTATAGCGTTTTCATCTAACACTAGTCTAGTGACTGGTGATAGAATTGTTTATTTGGCAAGTGCTTCTGAAATACCTGGATTAAAGTCTGGATCAAGTTATTATGTTGAAGTATTAGGATCTGGGAATAAAATAAAATTATATGAATCTCGTTCGTTTATTGGAACTGAGTTTTATGTAGAATTTGATTCACTAAACGCTGGAACTGGAACACACAAGTTTGTTTTATATCGTCATAAGTCTTTAGTTATTGGACCACAAAAATTACTGAAAAAATTTAATTTAAATCCAAACTACAAATCTGGAGATGGTGATAAAACCGTCCCCGGTGGCGTTGGGATGTTAATAAATGGTGTAGAAATTATTAGTCCAAAAACTGAGGATAGAATTTATTATGGACCAATCTCAGAAGTAGATATTATAAACGGTGGTAGAAATTATGATGTCACTAATCCACCTTATATCAATGTTTCTACTGGAACAGGAACTACAGCACTAATTCAACCAGTATTGAGTGGAAGTGTAGAATATGTTTATGTGGAACCTCAAGAATTTGATATTGGTGTAGTAGTCTCTGCCTCTATAAGTGGTGGTAATGGATCTGGTGCGGTTTTAAAACCATATGTTGCTAAAAAATATAGAGAACTTGATTTTGATGCTAGACAAAATATTTTTGGTGGTGGAGTAGACGTTACTAACGAAACAATCACATTTAAAAATAATCATAATTTAAAAACTGGCGACTCTGTAATTTACAATAATAACGATAATAATAGTCTTGGAATAGCAACTTATTTTGGATCCAATTCATATTATAAAACATTATCTAATGGTGAAAAATATTATGTTCAGGTTGTTGGTGTAACATCTATCAAGTTATATCAAACATCTTCAGACAGATTCTCTGGAATCAATACAGTAGGATTTACCACAGAAAATGCTTCAGGTATTCATAAGTTTATAACTTTTGAAAAAGATACTCTTAAAGCAATTAATGTTATAAATCCAGGATCTGGATATCAGAATAGAAAGTTATATGTAAAAACTTCTGGAATTTCCACAATATTCAATTTAGTTTCTTTTGATAATCATAATTTTAATGATGGAGATATTATCAGATATGAAACTACAGGAACTAATATCACAGGTTTATCAACAACTAAATCTTACTACGTTTTAAAGAACGATAATAACTCCTTTAGATTAGCAGATGCTGGAATAGGTGCAACTATTACTAGCAATTATTCTAGAAATAACTATGTTAAATTGCAAACTGTTGGTTCTGGATACCATATTTTCAAATATCCAGAGATTCAGGTCAATGTAAACGTTTCTTATGGGAACACTTCCGTTGGCGTAATAACAGCAACCCCTCTAGTCAAAGGAAGTATCATTGATTCTTATCTGTATGAAAAAGGAACTGGGTATGGATCTACAATTGTAAACTTTGAAAAGAAACCAGTTATTAGCATTAAAAATGGTAAAAACGCAGAAGTAAAACCTTTAATTAAAAATGGAAAAATACAAAGCGTTGATGTTCTCACCTCTGGTAGCGAGTACTATTCTACTCCAGATCTTGAAGTTCATGGAGATGGGACAGGAGCGGTTCTAAGAGCAATTATTGTAAATCAAAAATTAACTTCAGTCTCAGTAATTAATGGTGGAAGCGGATACAATCAAGGAAATACAACAGTCACTGTTCAATCTGCTGGTGAAGATGCTATTT